GCTACTCAAGACAGAGCGACTACACCCGGAAGACTCAGGCGATTGCCGAGCAGCGCAGAGCGGTCGAGGAACTTGAGCAGCAATATGCTCAACAAATCCAAGCGGTTCAGCAGATTGCTCAGAGGCTGCAACAGCAGCCAGAGATCCCAGAACCCAATATTGATTGGCAGCGTCTCTACGACGAGGACCCGATTGCCTGGGTAAGGGAGAGAGAGTTAGCGAGAGATCGACAAGCGCAGCGAGACATCAGAGCTCGAGAACTGCAAGCGGTCGCAGCGGAACAGGAGAGGATGCAGCAACACCAGTTCGCTCAAGCCCTGGAGGGACAGCGTCAACTGTTGACAGAGCTCATCCCAGAGTGGAGAGACCCAGACACTGCAAAGGCCGAAAAGGCTGCGATCAGAGAGTTTGCAGTCAAGGAACTCGGGTTTTCTGACGAGGATATTCGGCAAGCCTATGATGCCCGAATCGTCAGTGCTCTGAGAAAATCCTGGCAGTTTGCCCAAGGGTCCAAACAGGTAGAGAAACAAACGAAGGCATCGACATCGAAGCCAGCAGCAAAACGAGGACGATCCTACAAGCCCGAGGGGCGAGGACCCAGCAACGCACACAAGCGTTTTGCCAAGTCGGGATCGATGGATGACGCTGCCCAGCTATTCGATGAGATGTTTGGCTAAAAATTTTACCCTGGAAGGGTAATCGTAATAATTAGGATTATTATTATGGCAGTTATCAGTAATGCAGTAACCACCTACGCGACCAAGGCCGCAACCGGTGGATCAGAACACCCTGAAGACGTTAGTACAATTTTGTACAATTTAGACCCCAGCGATGTGCCCATCGTGTCTGCAGCAGGCAAAAGCAGACCGATACATAATACGCTATTCGAGTGGGTGCAGGAGACTCTAAGCGATCGTGATGATACAGCGGTCTTGGAAGGCGATGAGACGACTCGTGCAGCGAGCTCTCTAACCAGCCGCTCAAACAACGTAGCGATGATCCTTTCCAGGAACGCCACGACGACAGGGACCCAAGAGGCCCTTCGCAATTTTACGAAGAGCAGTCAAATGGGTCATCAGATGGCCCGGAAGAGCAAGGAGCTCAAGCGAGATGTCGAGTTCGCAATTACCAGAAACAAGGCCAAAAACGTTGGTGCTGCTGGTACGGCTCGTCAGACCGCTACGCTGATCACCTGGTTCTCTGACACTGCAAAGTTCAACTCAAATGCAGATGCAGGATCCACGGCAGCAACCGGTGACGGTAGTGACACCTGGACTCGTTCTGGGACCACCAGAGCGGTCTCCGAGGCCCAGATCAACGGGGTGATGGAATCCATTTATGATAATGGTGGGGATCCTACGATGATGTTTGTGTCTCCAGGTCATAAAGTGGATATCTCAGCCTTTACCGGGAGAACCAACACTCGGGAGATGGTGCAAAAAGGTACAGTTGGAAGTCCGATTTCAATCTACGCTTCTGACTTTGGCGACATAAAGGTAGTTCCTTGTCGGACGTTGGGCAAAGGTGCAGCGGCAGATGCAAACAAGGACATCTACATTTTAGACCCCAGCCACTACCGCTTGGCGATGCTTCGCAACTATACCACTTTCGAACTTTCGAGAATTGGAGATGCGACTAGTCGCCAGATACTCGTTGAGTTTGGACTTCAGGTAGACAACAGCCAGGCCCACGGTCTGATCACTGACTTAACCACATAACCTATCTGCCCGAGGGTCAAATCTCGGGCATTTACATTATGATACATAGAACGATACTAGACCACACTGGGAATGTACTGAAGGAAGTCGTTAGCGAGACGGCTGACGAGTCGAAGATCCACTACGTCATTCGAGAGGACCTCGAGCCCTTGATCAAGCAAGCCAAGTTCGATCGAGAGAACGTTAATATGAAGAGCTCGATGAGACCGGTGGCTCACATTCCTGCAGCGGTAGCGGATCAGATGTTTCGAGATGGTTCTCTCAACGATCCGAAGGCACTCAAGAAGTGGCTGAACGATCCAAGCAATAAATGTTTCAGGGTCTGGGAAGGTAGAGTATGAACACCTACAGCGAGCTCCTGACCAATATTGGGACCTGGCTCAATCGTAGCGATCTGACGACATACGCTCCCACCTTTGTGCAACTGGCCGAAGCCCGGCTCAACCGGGTGCTGAGGACCTCCTCGCAGTACACCAGGAGCCAGCTTACGAGCTCAGATAACTACATCACGCTCCCGAGTGACTTTCTCGAGTTCAAGTCTTTGAGGCTCATCTCCCCAAAGGAGCGAGACCTGATTGAGATTGCTGCACACCAGATGGACGAGGTCAACGATACGAACTTCATTGCCAGCCTGGAAGACAAGCAAGCTCGTTACTACGTCTACCACGGTGACAACCTCCGGATCCTCCCGGCTCCCTCAGAGAGCCAGACGTATGAGATGAACTACTACGCAAAGGTCCCAGCCCTATCGGCCAGCAACACGAGCAATTGGTTACTCACCCAGGCTCCTGATGCTTATCTCTATCATTCCTTGGTAGCAGCAACTCCTTTTCTCGGAGAGGATGAGCGGCTTCCAGTCTGGGGCCAATTGGCCAACCAGGCTACTGGAGAGATCCAGGCTGCAGACGACAGAAGGCGAGTAAAGGGATCCAGACACCGGCTCGGGTTTCGGCCGGTTGGTAGTACGCTAACCTCTCGGCTCAAGGCCTGATGGCCCAGTTCACCAGGTACGGGACCAAACGCTATGGGATTGGTCCTTACGTCCGAGAAGTGATTTTTGAGCAGATCCCGAATGTGGTTGGGAATTGGACAAAGCAGATTGACACAACTCAGGAGATCTGGGCCAAAAAGCCAGATACAACACTAGAAGAGTGGACAGCAAAATCTAAGGATAATTGATGGCAATCACAGACAGTCCACCGACCTCGGCAAATTACGGGATCACACTCCCAGAGGTTGGCAAAGATCGGGATTCCTGGGGGTCCAAGCTCAACGCAGCCTTCCAGAGCCTCGAGAATGAGACATACACGGTTGATCAGATTCTGGGGGAGGTTAGTGACTCCGTAACTCCGAGCTTGGCGTACAACCTCACCCAGGCCGGCACAAATGCGAGCACTGCAAAAACAAACAGTGAAACAGCAATCTCAGTAGCCAACAAATCAATTAACACCACGCTGACCACGCTGACGAGCCGGGTCTCAACTCTGGAAACAACTGTCGGAGCAGTAGGGACATCAGGATCTCTCGCAGATGATGCTCGTAATGCGAAAACAGATGCAGCCGCAGCAAAAACGGCAGCAGAATCCGCACTAGGAGTTCCGTAATGCCGCAAACTAGTGCGTACTATACGGACCTCGAGCTCCCTACGGTCAACGAAGACAATACAACCTACGGTGATATTTTATTGACGTATTTCCAGGGGCTGGAGACCAAACTGAAGAACCTTTCGGATCGTGTGAATGCTGCAGGGGTTGGCAGTAGTTCGACATTGGCCCAGATTGATCGGGATATTGCTCAGACCAACACCAACACGTCGAGCATTCTCCCTGACCCTTACAGTGGGGACTACTCTACCGTCAGCACCTGGCCTGCGTACAACACCGAACTGACTGCACTAGGGATCTCTCCACCAGAAACAGCCAGTGAGATCGAGACGTTCTTTTCCAGTGGGGACTTCACTACCTTTGTGAATTTTCTCGATGATAAGGTCGATGCTTTGGACATTATCGTTACCCAAGCGGAGACGGATCTCAGTTCCGCCCTGCAGGACACTTGTGCGACGAAAACAATCCTTGATGCCCGAACTGCTGCCCAGAGCAGTGGGGAAAAACAACTGGTCCAGCTATCATCTTCTGTTTTCTTCCTAGACTACACAAAAGTTCCGACTGCCATAGGTGGAGGTGTTGATGAATCAGAATTTGAGTCCACATCATCCTACTGGGGAAGTTTTCTGCAGGGCCTGATTGATGACGGGACACTTACAACATCATTTCAATCCTTCTGGGGGCATCGAGCACCTGGCAGTGATTTGACCAGTAACACGGCAGTAGGAAACACAGCAGTAAGGTTCAGCACGAACACTGCTGGAGAAGATCGAGGATCTACTATTACTGGTTCGACGACTGCCGACGTGCAGGCAAAATACACTGGATCTTCCACAGTGGATAGCACGACTCGACTGGTCCTCCGAATGACTCAGGTTAATAACACAGAAAATAAATTTAATAGACAGATAGGGGATACAAGCGCATTTAATTTTGTGAAATACCGAGTTCGTTATCCCTACCCAGCACTGAACTGTAGTAACCCGTCACCTCCTTACTTTAGTTAAGCGATGCCAACCACTACGACGAACTACGCACTCAACCTGCCCACAGTTGGCTCTGATGATGATCAGTGGGGAAGTTATCTAAATACAAATTTCACCAAAATTGATACCCAACTAAAGACTCTGAATGATGCGATTGCAGATCAGGATCTGGAGGAACTGGGGAACGTGGTCAATACCACTCCTGCAGAAGACCAGGTACTGCAGTTCAACGGTCAGAATTGGTCAGCTTCCACTCTAGCAATCTCAGATATCTCAGGACTGCAGGCTGCCCTTGATGATAAAGCGGACGATTCAGATTTGACAGGGATCACGACCAACCCAGCAGATGGGTCCGTATCTTACGCCAAGCTCAACACTGCACTGCAGGTGCAGGTTGATCGGATTCTGCTGACAGATGACGATTCGACTCCTACGGATAATCAGATCCTTAAATACTCTGCCACAGATGCAGAGTGGAAATTTGCAGACCTCCCAGGTTCAACGGTTCAGACACTCTCTGATGTAAACACGGCAGCACTCACAGACGATGCTCTGCTGGTCTACAACTCGACAGCAGGAGAGTTTCAGTTTGAGTCGGGTGCAACACTAAGGACCACGTTAGGGGTCGATGTCAGTGGGACTGATAACTCGACTCCGGTGACTCTGTCAGGATCTTTGGACTACCTCACTCTTTCCGGTCAAGCGATCACTCTTCAACAGATCAATCTCACGACAGACGTAACGGACACCCTCCCAGTTGCCTCTGGTGGGACAGGCAGTGCGACTGCCAGTGATGCCAGGACTGCTTTAGGTCTGCAGATCGGTGTGAACACGCAAGCGTATGATGCTGGTCTGCAGTCGATCTCAGGACTGACGACAGCAGCAGACAAGATGCTTTACACAACTGCCAGTGACACCTATGCAGTGGCAACTCTGACTAGTGCTGGCAGGGCCTTACTGGATGATGTAGATGCGGAAGCACAGCGCACCACTCTGGGACTGGGAACCCTAGCGACTCAGTCCACGATCACCGAGTCTCAGATTTCTGATCTGCAATCCTACATCACAGCAAGCTCAACAGATACCCTGACCAACAAATCAGGGAACATCAGTCAGTGGACAAACGATGCAGGCTATCTCACTGCAGAAACAAATGATCTGAGTAATGTCTCAGGCACACTCGCAATAGCAAATGGCGGAACCGGATCAAGTACGGCAGCAACAGCCAGAGTGGCACTTCTGCCAGCACTGGCGACGAATGGATCTAAGTTGGTCTCGGTCAATTCTGGTGCGACAGATATTGAGTATATTGCAACCAGTACACTCTCAATCACAGAATCCCAGATTTCAGATTTGCAAAGTTACCTCACTGCTGAGACCAACGATCTGAGTGCTGCAGTCGTCTGGGCAAACGTCCCTGACGCAAATATCACGCAGAGTTCCGTCACCCAACATCAAGCCGCACTGAGCATCACCGAGTCGCAGATCAGTGACCTTCAGACCTACCTTACTGCTTCCTCCACTGCAACCCTGACCAACAAATCAGGGAACATCAGTCAGTGGACAAATGATTCTGGATACCTCACCGCAGAGACCAACGATCTCAGCACGGTTTCTGGAACCCTTGGAACGGCAAACGGTGGCACTGGAGTTACTTCTTTAGCATCACTCAATGCTGCTGATCTTGGATCAAACAATGGGGTAACTGATGCCACGGATGGATATGTCCTGACGGCAGATGGAACAGGTGGGGTCGCTTGGGAAGCGGCAACAGGTGGGATCTCCGATATCGTAAGTGATACGACACCGCAACTCGGTGGTTCTTTAGATGTCAATGGGCAGTCCATTGTGTCGGTTTCAGCAGGGGACATCGCAATCACTCCCGATACTACAGGTAAAATCATCCTAGACGGGCTTTCTTGGCCTACGGCAGACGGGTCTGCAGATCAGGTGCTGAAAACCGATGGTGCTGGGAATCTGAGTTTTGTGGATCAATCGGGAGGTGGTGGCTCTGGAAGTTCGTACATCGAACATAGTAGCACGGTTTCGGACTCGCTAGCGATCAGTAGTGGAACGAATCGGATGTATATTGGCAACACAACCTTTTCGGGTAGCGGAACGATGGCAGGTTATTTAGTCATCAGTCACGGCTATGCAAATTTTACTGGGACGCTTAATGTCGACACAACAGGCACTCTTAGAATAGTGAGTTAAATATGGCAAACAGATTAGTGATTTTCCCAAACGATGACGGTGGCATTTCAGTGCTGCATCCAGCACTAAATACTGAACTAACTGTAGAAGAAATTGCAGTCAAGGATGTCCCGAGTGGCAAACCTTTTAAATTCATTACTACAAACCAATTGCCAGTAGATGATGATGGGAACTACGACAGATCTTTCAGAGCAGCTTGGGAAGCAGATTTTAGTTCACCCGATGGATATGGTGCTTAAATGATTACTGTAAATTTTGACAAAGCAAAAACGGTTACAGCAGATCGGTTACGGCAGGAACGAATGCCAAAGTTGCAGGACTTGGATGTGCAGTATCAGAGAGCATTGGAGACAGGTGCAGACACAGCAGACATCGTAGCGCAGAAACACGTGCTAAGAGATTTGCCAGCACAGGTGGATACCTGCACGACATTGACTGAACTTAAAAATTTAAAGGCATAAAATGGCAGGTGAAATTCAACTAAATGGGACGACTGCACTTACCGAATCTGGTGGTGTAGTCACTTTGAACAACGTTGACAGTGCAACGAATCGAACAAATTTAGGACTAGGGACTGCGGCTACTAGTGCATCCACTGATTTCGTTGGAACATCCAGAACGATCACAGCAGGAACAGGTCTATCTGGTGGGGGTGATTTGAGCACAAACCGTACAATCAATGTTAGTTTCAGTGCAAATGAGTCTAATGTAAAAACAGCAATCAATGCTTCAGGCTCGGCTCCAATTTATGCGTGTAGGGCATGGGTGAATTTTAATGGGACTGGCACTACTGTGGCTATACGGGCTAGCGGAAATGTATCCAGTATTACTGACAACGGAACAGGTGATTATACCGTGAATTTTGCGACTGCGATGCCTGATGCACATTACGCATTTTTAGGTAGCTTGTGTGGTGGTATCCCAAATTCTGGTTTTACAATCAACGTTAAAGGTGTAAGCCAATATGGATCTGCAAGCACAAAAACTACCACTCAATGCAGATTTGTAACTACTGACTACACAAGTGCAGTCCGAGATTTTTCTGAAGTATATCTATCTATTATGCGTTAACCAATAACCCCAACTAGGCCGAGCAATGCCAGCAGAAGCAAAACGAGTAAAACGATGGATATAGAATTGATTAAAGAGTTATCGAACCTGGGTGGCCTATTCATCGCGCTAATTGGTGCTGGTTGGTACGTCCGCTACATCTCCGATCAACATCGAGAAGAACGAAAAATCCTTTATGACAAGGATAGTGTAAACGATGAGGCTTTGCGGAATTTAATGTCCAGTTCGCACAATCAGTTAATTCAGATAATGACCGGAGTAAATACCACTCTAAAGGAAATGACCGTAGCAATAAGCGAACTGAAACAAACGATTGAACACGGGGAGAGAAGGTGAGTACAGCAGATCACAGCCCAAGATTTTCAAGAGAGGAGCTCCAGTGCAAACACACTGGTCGCTGTGAGATGGAGCAGTCTTTCCTTGATCGCCTGGAGGCTCTCCGAGAAGAATACGGAAAGCCGATTCGCGTGAGCTCCGCATTCAGAGACAAATCTCATCCAGCGGAGGCCAAGAAGGACAAGGTTGGATACCACGGTCTTGGCAGAGCCGCTGACCTACTTGTGGGCTACGATGGGTATCGACTCCTCGAGCTCGCGATCAAACACGGATTCAAAGGCCTGGGCTGCTCGTTTCGTGGCCCGGTAGAGTCTCGCTACCTGCACGTAGATGATCGGGATATCCCAGCAGTCTGGAGTTACTGATGGAAGATGTACTACTGGATTATATCAAGGCAGGGGCTGAGAAGACGCTGATTGAAAAAGCGACTGATGCAGTGACTGACGAGCTCGTCGCCAAGACCGAGCTCGCTCTCGAGGATCAGGCTCTTGGTGTGTTGGATCTGGCGTTAGAGTCAGGTTTTGCAGAGGGAGCAGTCGCTCTCCTGGGAGCCCCATTCGCAATTGTGTTAGGCATCAAAGCACTCAAACGATATCGAGCGAATGCCAAAAAGACTACTTGAGACGAGCTTCCCGCCAGGATTTACAGACGGGACCCCAAGACAAATAAAGCAACGGTGGCTTTCCGGAAATTTCGTCAGATTCAGAGACGGGAGGCTGCGACCGATGGGAGGCTGGACAGAGCTTCCATTGAGCAGGCATTCCGAGAGCCTGGATTCAGCAGTACGAGGAGCTCACTCCTGGAGAAACAATCTGCAATCTGGGCTAATGGCATTTGGCACTGTCGGAGTTTCTGGATCCTACGGGCAGTTGTATGCCTGCTCTGTAGTGATTCCAGCCAGCTTTACAGACTCCACAGCAGACACTACGGACGGCTCTGCCGATATCACAGTGGATGATGGCACAGCCTACGAGCCTGGGGATCAGATCAGCGGAGCAGGGATCCCAGCAGACACAACGATCTCAAGCGTATCGACAAACACGGTCACTCTATCGAATGCTTGCACAGCGACAGCTACGAATATTACGGTGACCGTAACACCTACGGCTGCACGTCAGAAATTCATCAACATCACACCCACAGGCTACCAGGCTACGGGAGATACAGTTTTTACTCCAGGTTACGGCTCGTGGACATACGGACAAGGATATCCGTTTGGCTATACGTATTCTTCAGCAGGAACAACCAGTTACTCACGCAGCGCTCACTGGATCCTGGATAATTTTGGTCAAACGCTCCTGGGGGTAAGTAGCTCAGACAAGACTCTTTTCCAGTGGGATCTGGATCCAGCAAACTTGGCGTTAAAAATCACAACAGCAAACGGGTATACGCAAACTGCTCCCAGTGCAGTAGCGATCTGCGTGACGCAGGAGCGTCACGTGCTAGCGATCGGGGCTGATAATGATGCTCGGCTGATTCGTTGGAGCCACCGGGAGACGGTAGACGAGTGGGCTCCAACGAGCACCAATACCGCTGGAGATCTGACACTGCAGACCACTGGATATGCAGTCTGTGCCAAGCGAGTTCGCGGAGGGACCCTAATCTTCACGGAAGTCGATTGCCACCTCCTCAGCTATCTGGGAAGCCCTTTGGTCTACGGAGTCCAGAGGCTTGCAGAAAACTGTGGGGTGATGTCTCCCCACGCAGTTCACTCTTCTTCCGAGGTGACGATTTGGCTGAACTCTTCTGGGTTCTGGCAATATGACGGGTACGTGAAGCCTCTAGCCTGCCCGATCCAGGATCGAGTCATTCGTACAGTGGACTGGACTCAGGAGGGATTGATTACGTGCGGGTCGAATGCTGAGTTTGGAGAAGTGATTTTCTGGTGTCCAAGCAAGACTGGGGCATTAGGTCAGTGTGATTATTTTGTGGTCTGGAATTACAGAGACAACGTCTGGTACGACTCGTCAAGCCCCAGTGGAATCTCTCGAAACAGTTGGATGGATGCAACGGTGATCAACGCACCATTGGCTGCAGATCCAACTGACAACAAACTGTATATGCACGAGAACACAGACCCAACCCAGACCACGCTGGCATTTGCGGAGAGTGGAGCGATCGATATCAATCAGGGTCAACGCTACACGAGAGTCAGTAAGATCTACACAGACACAGATCAACAGGCTGCCGGGGTAGTCAACTACAGTTTCTTTACGAGCTCCTCGGGGGATGCTGCAGAAACGGAGAGTTCTGCATTCCCATTGGAGTCCGATGGTGTGATTGATACAAGGCTGCAGGGACGACAGATCCGCCTCAAGGTATCTGGTGAGCTCACGAGTGACTGGACGGTTGGCTCTCCAAGATTGGAGCTTCACCCTGGAGGGACTAGATGAGCTATCTGCCGAGTCCACCAACTTTTTACAACTCTGGATTTTTTTCAAATGCCTTTCAGCAGATCAGCCAGTCGCTTGGTCTCAGTTATCAGAAAGGGAGCGACATCGAGCTCAATAGTGAGCAGTCGTTGATCATCGTTTCCCCGAATGGGACAAGGTACAAAATCGAGGTAGACAACTCCGGAGTTTTGAGCACAACAGCCGTATGATCGAGAGCCACTTCTACCCACTGATTCGCAAGGCCCTGGAGCGAGATGGGATTGATGCCACAGTCCAAGAGGTCCTCAACACGTTACTGGATGGACGAGCTCAGTTGTGGAAAGCCCACAGTAACCAGAGCCTACTGATCACATACTTCTCGACAGATGATGATGGGAAGAAGGTGTGCAACGGCTGGATCATCGCAGGCGATATGCAGGAGATAATGGAAGAGGTGATCCCAAAGATGATTGACCAGGTAAAAGACATCGTCGATGTGTTTCGACAAGAGGGCAACCCAGCGTACCAACGGATCCTCAATAAGCTCGGATTCAAAACCAAAAAAATAGTAATGGAATTATAGGAGAGGCTTATGTGTGGAGGTGGTGGGAACCCAATCAGTAAGGCTGTAAGCGGAGTAAAGAAGGCTGTGGGAGGAGCAACCGGAGCTCTCCAGGGAGCCGTTGGGAATGTAACTCAAGGAGCTCAAGGAGTAGTCCAAGGGGCTCAACAAGTAGGATCCGGAGATCTCCGAGGGCTACAGACGATGGGAGGTGCTGTTGTCAATACGGGCAGTGGGCTCGTCGGCAACAGTGCAGATCTGACTCGAGCAGCAATCGACGGGGTCTATTCAGCACCTGGGATGCAGATGCTGGAAGGAACTCCCTTGGACGGGATGATCCGAGGCAACCTCAAGGGAGCCGTAGGATCAACTGAAGGGATGATCCGTGGGAATGTTGCTGGTGTCCAAGACATCCCAACGGATATTGGGAAGGGAGTCCAGTCAGGTATTGACCAAACAAGAAAAGGCCTGGAACACCTCGGAGGCCAGATTGGTGGTGTGCTAGGAGATCTAGCTGGGGCTTTAGGTGGAGGAGGTGGCGCAGCCGCTGGTGGTGGCATCAGCGCTCCTCAATACTACAAAGACCTAGCTCAGAAACAAGCCCAGTACGGGATGAATCTCCCCGATCAATTCCAGAAGTACGAAGGCGAGCGCTTTGCTGCACCAAGCGACCGGACCACTGCGGCAGAGACTGCAATCTACAATAATAATGCGAACTCGCAGCAGAACGCATTCAATCGGGCTGGCCAACTGATGAACCAGGGGAACCAGTACGAATCGACTGGCCCAACGGCAACCAGCTACGGGAATGCGAACGCCAATCTGGCTGGTCCGGTGAATTACTCTGGGAAAAGCTTTGCGGATAATATGCAGCAATTCCAGAACCCGTACACCGATCAGGTTGTGAACCAATCACTAAAGGATTTGGATCGAGCTCGTAAGATGACTGCTAACGAGATCTCGAGCTCCGCTGCCAAGCAGGGAGCCTTTGGTGGATCGAGAGCGGCTTTAATGCAGGCTGAGAATAATCGCAATTTTATGGACAGAGCAGGCGCACTTTCTGGCCAACTACGGCAGCAAGGGTTCAACACTGCCAGTCAAATGGCCCAGGATGAACAGATGAAGCGTCTGGGGTTAACTGCCAGTGAGACTCAGAACGTGAGAGGCTACCAGAGCCAAGGGAACCTAGCGGGTCAATCTCTGACAGCACAGTCTCAGGAAAACCTGCAGAGAAACAGGTTGCAGGATGCAGCTTCTCAAGCCCAATACGGTCAGGCTGCGAACAACGCAGCCCTGAGTGCAGCCCAACTGCAAGGGCAGCTTGGTGGACAGATGGATGACCGGACCCGTCAGCAACTCTACGATCGGCTGCAGATGGGTCAGAACCAGGATGCTCGGAATCAAGCTCAAGCTGACTTTAACTATCAGCAGTTTGTTGATGAGACCCAGAATTTCCCTCAGCAGTATCTGACCAATCTCAATAGCGCTGGAGGGTTAGGCTCTCGGCTGATCTACACACAGCAGCCCACTTCTGGCGGTGGAGGAGGTCTCTCTGGAATCATTGGAGGAGCTCTCTCTGGCGCAGCGGCAGGAGGTCCCTGGGGAGCTCTGATCGGTGGGGGTCTCGGTGCTCTTGGTGCAGGAGTCCCTCAGAATATGAGTGGACTTAGCCAGTTTGGAGGGCTATTTGGAGATGCCCCGGTTCAATACAATAATGCTCCTACTCTGGGGGCTAACTCTGGATTCGGTCCAGATTGATAGGAGAAAAAGATGTTTGGACTATTAGATGATATCGATCGCCAGGACGTTAAGGACTTCCTCAACAGTACGGTAGATAACACGGCAGATCTCTACGACACTCTGACCGAGTACGACTATTCGAATATGTTCGATGATATTGGTGACTACTTCCGAGGGCTGCTGTCTGATGAGCCAGCCAGCCCGATGAGCTCACAAATGGGGGCAGCCTTTGGGTCGAGAGGGAGAGGCAGACCAAGACCTCAAGCAATCACCAAGACAACCGTAGAGGTAAGTCCAGGAAGACCAAGACTGATGGACGTATTGCAGTCAGCAAACGCAATGGGACCAAAGCCGAGAACTGGACGGCAAGGCGTTGCAAGAAACTACCGGAGAGACTATCCAGAATACGTATCATTAAGAGAACTAGATCCTCCCTCGTCTACGGCTGCGATGACCCGTATGATGCGCTCAGAGTACCCATTCAATCGGCCTCAGATGATGGAGGACATTCCTCTGATGAAGAGAGTCAGCCCAGAGCGCAGACAACTAGCAGCTTTTGCCTCTCGCAATCCTGGAGGAATGCGTAATGCTCCAGACTACGGCAGTGAGATGGCAGAGGTGCAACGTGCCAAGGCCTACGGATTGATCAGCCCAGAGGCTGGGGACTTTTTGGCAGGCCAAGCAGATCAGATGGCAAATAAATATTTCGATAGACTCAGAGGCTTCTAATGTATCCAGGACTCCTCGATGACGAGCAGCTTCAAGCTGCCTATAACCAATTCAAGGTAAATCCAATTGCAATGGATCCCTGGAGAATGGCTCTCTACCAGGCTGGTCAGGGGATCGCTGCCGGAGAAGGAGCTCGTCTGGATCAGGTGCTCCGAGGAGCCGCCCAGGGGGGAGTCGAAGGGTACAACCAGGGGCTGCAGAACCAACTGCTGTATGAACAGGCAATGCAGGCAATGCAGGCCAAGGAGGAAGAGGAACGGAAGAAACGAGAGACTGAAGAGATTGAGCGCAAATATAGAGAGGCTCTGACCCGTCAGGCCGATGCGACCGCGGCCAGTGCTTTAGGGACACTGAACCGGCCAGAGGCTGAACTACAGCGATACCGAGAGCAGGTAATTGGGCTCTTCCCTGATCCAACAAACCAGACTCGTCAGTATCTACTCGCTGCCGGGCCATCAGAGGGGCAAAAGGTCTTGGCCAAGTATGCTGGCCAGCCTGCACTGAATGAGACACAAAGAGCCGATTTGTTGAACCTGATCAACAACTCCAAGGCCCTGACAGGAGATCAGAAGAAAGCGCTTCGAGGGATGGCAAACGAGCGTGACCAGGATGGGGAACTATCCAATAACTACAACGCTGTGATGAGCGAGATTCGCCAGGAGGAAGCGAAGAATGCTCCTGCAAGGCCAGCAGCCGGTCCTAAGCTCGATGACAACAACCGGATTCTCTTAATGGAGGGGATGACCGAGGAGAGTCCAGAGGCACAGATTGCCTTCAATAACGCCTACGGGTTACCAGCAAAGACTGAGACCCAATTCAACAAGGACGGTTCCCAGACCCAGAAATCAATCTACAAAAAGATTCCCGATTTCATTCGGGCAAGGTATCCAAATCTGTCAGCAAATCGAGATCGGATTGAATCCGTATCTCAGGAAAGCACAAAGAGGCCTTCACAACAGGTCCTTGAGGCCCAGGCTCTGATTGGTGAGATGAACCAGATCGAGGATGAGATCCAGAAGGTAGGTGCAGATATCCCGATGGATACCGGTGACTACTTGCAGAATCAGGTTGTTGGAGGAATCCCATTAGCTGGGAAGTATTTCCAGTCTGACACTTTCCGGAGAAACGAAGGTCTGCAAAACGAGTGGATCGTTCTTGTCCTACGACAGGAGTCTGGTGCAGCAATCGGACAGGATGAATACGATAATTACCGTAGCATCTACTTCCCAATCGCTGGAGACTCTGAAGCAGTAGTCAACGCCAAGCGTCGAGCAAGAGCTCGCGCACAACAGGAGCGAGCGATGATTGCATCCGGTGAAGCCCCACCGAAAAAGCCAGAGGACTTCGCTAACGGTCACGCCGATATGTTTGGGCTTACTCCGATACAAGTTATTCAGCCTACTGTCCAAGATCCAAGCGTGGAAGGTCTAAAACTCCGAGAAGAAGACTCACAATATGACTAGACTGCAAAAACTGCTGGCTCTCGTTGCTCGACGACGAGCTAACGGAGCTCCAGAGGAAGTGATCAACCGAACACTGGAAGACAACGGTTATTCTCGAGCTCGGTTTGAGGAAGCAGTAAGGAAGTCGATTGAGCGGGAGGTCAACGCAAAGCCTGATCAGTTTGGAGCTTTTGTCGAAGGGCTGCTGAAAAACTCTCTCGGAGTAGCCAGAGATCTCCTAGCCGTTCCTCTGATGGAGTGGGGAGACGAGCTCGAAGCAGGAGCTCGAGCTCTCCTGGGTGAGGATTATGACCAGACCGTTGGGAAGATTCGAGCAGAGCGCAGGCAGTTCGCAGAGCAACAACCAGGGCTCTCTACCGCTGCAACCGCTTCCGGGTTTGCGATGCCATTCTTCCCCAAGCAAAGAATACCAGGAACAGGAGTCAGCTTCAGTCCAGCCAAGGTAGCGGATCCAGCAGGGGAGGCCCTGATCGCTGGGACAGGGAAACTTGGGTTAAACTATCGAGCCGGTCAGCCAGCAATCGAGAACATTCCTCGAACAGCAGCCCAAGGGGCGATGGTCGCAGGACCTGCAGGGGTAACCACTGCAGCCGGGATGAGTGAGCCAGGTGACGAAGGGAGCCCCCTCGGTGCTGGAATTATCAGCACAATTGGAGGGTCCCTCGTCAATCCAGGAATGAGTGCGATGATGGGTAAGGCGATGCCTTATGTCCAAGATGCGATGAGTAACGAGTACGTGCAGAAATTTGTCAATCCACTCTTTGGTGGAGGACAACCACCTATGCCCCCAGGAGGAGCCGCTGGTGCAGCTTCTCCTCCAGAGCCTCCTCGAATGGGATTGGGAGATCCTGAGCTCGAGACCGCTCTCAGAAGGATGAAGGATGACGGGCTCACCGTAGCCCAGATGAAAGCCAGACAGCAGGAAGCCAAGGACCTCGGATATACCAACACGATATACCCAGACCTCGGTGAAGAAGGAGTACTCAAGCAGACTCGGGCAATTGTCAATAAGAGCCCGGAGGCTGCAACCCTGGCCGATCAGTTCCTCAGACCACGTCAGGAGCAGATGGCCAGCCGAATTGGCCAACGATCGGATGAGATGATTGCTCCAGGAGTGTCTCCGTTTCAACAGTCCCAAGCTCAGGAAGTCATCAGAGATACGGAAGCTCCGATATTGAACATCATCCGAGAGGATCCAATTGATGCCCAGGCGATCTTGGAACCAATCAACCGTAATCCAGCAGTCCGTCAAGAGTTAGAGACCCGTAGGGCAATCAACGCGATGAGGAGACCTGACACAAGGCGACCTGATTATCAGGGAGAGCTCGAGGACCAGATTACTGTCCCTCTCCAGACTACAGAGAATGCTCGTAGTGGGATCGATGTAGTGGCTCAACGATACGATGGCTCCCAGGCAGCAAAAGACAAGGATGCTCTGGGTGTGTTATCAGAGATTCGAGAGGATTTGTACACCGCAACAAATCATCCGGTCTACCGGGAACTGATGAAAACCAGGGAGAATACCTACAAGATCGAGGAGGCTGCAGTCGCTGGAGCGGAGGCTTTTAGTAATAAATCTGCTGATGAGATCGAGCTCCAGATGAGTCTGCTTGCTCCGGATGAGCTTGCAGCATACAAAGCGGCATTTGTCAGTGCTCTAAAAAACCAGATCAACCGAGTGGCTCGAGGTACAAACGTATCGAGGAAACTGAACAACCAGAATGTTGAGGACCAACTACGAGCTCTGTTCCAGGGAGATGGTGAGGCATTCAAGCGCTACTATGATGGGGTCAGAACGCAAGAGACAAGGATGGCTAGGACCTATGGCCAGGTGAAGGGGAACTCGACTACGGCTAGCCAGTTGGACGAGATGAACTCCCTCAGTAAGGTAGAGGACTTGTTTAACGCATTCGGAGTAGCGGCCTACCCCGCACCAACGAAAGACAACTTTAACGCTCTGACTCAGCTTCTCTCTCGAGCTTATGACCCTAGTGAAAAGATTGCCAGGAACCTGGGTCAGGTTTACTTCGATCCAACCAAGACTGATGACTTCCTCGATCTTCTGGATCGCTATTCCACTCGAAGGGATGAACTAATGCAGATCCTCGCCCGTCAGTCTGGCAGGCCTCTCTCGTTTAGCACTCGAAGCCTGCTTTCTGGAGATGAGTGATGAAGACTACAGCAGGGAGGAAAGTCTTTAGAAGCCCAAAAGGTGAGATCTATTCAGAAAGAACAATTACTGTCCCAACCTGGTTTGGTTGGGTCACAACTCCCACAGTAGATAAGGATGGTAAGGAGTGGGGGGAAGATTCGATGACTTACTTTCTAAACAAGTACGGGCCAATAGACTTTGTGACTGGTGCAATTCTGCCAGTTTTCCCCGATCAAGTATCCGCTTCGCGTTATGCTGAAAAGCGGTCGGAATCTTATGATAATCAAGTAAAGGGCCTGCTTTCTGGTGACGAATAATTGCCGGGATATTACCGGGATATTTGCAGAGTTACCGGGATATTACCGGGATATTTCGCATATACGAAACCAATTAGTTTTGTTTATAAACCTGATAAGTTATTGAAATCATCTGATTTTGCTGGCGCGCCCATCAGGACTTGAACCTGAAACCTACTGATTAGAAGTCACAGAAGCCTACCAGTAATCACCTAGTCTAGCGAGTCGTTTGCCGGGATATTGCCGAGATATTTGCAGTCGAATGCGTTTCGCAGATCGGTGACCTGATCATCGTAGTAGCCGATCGTGGTAGTGATGCTTGCGTGTCTTAAAGAACGTTTCACAAGTGGAGCAGCGAATCCGCTGTTGAACAGTCTTTTGCAATAGGAAGCGCGATAACCGTGGAGAGGTTTGGGGCCAGAGATCCCCAGAGATCGCTGGACCTTTCTCATTGCTGCAGTGAGCTCATTAAGGTGAGCCCAATATTTGTGGAGTAGATAGTGGTGGTCTTTTATTTCGTTCTCCAGGACTGGTTGCAGGATCTGAGGGAATACTATCAGCTGCTCTTTCCTCCCTTTGACTCGTTGGAGCTCGGAG